AATTTTATTCTCAAGGTACTGCTACAAGATATTTTGTTGCACAGGATGATTTCGTTGTTGAAGTTGATGATCTTTCAAGCGGAACAGTAACAATTACCACAGCACAAGACGCTGATGGTGTTTTTGATACAACTTGGGGAACAGATGATTACCAACTTGAACCTTTGAATGGTGTGCTTGATGGCATCCCTTGGCCTTACAATCAAATTCGCGCTGTCGGAGATTATCTCTGGCCCATCAGCGGGGGCGAAGCGTTAATTAAAGTTGTTGGTGTTTATGGTTGGCCGTCTGTACCAATTGCAGTTAAACAGGCTTGCATTATTCAAGCATCAAGAATTTACAAACGTTTAGATTCACCTCTTGGCGTTGCTGGCTTCGGCGATCTTGGAGCAATTCGAGTTTCTAGCCAACTTGATCCTGATGTTGCACAACTTGTTATGCCTTACAGAAGATTGCGAAACTTTGCCTAATGGCATCAATCTCACAAATCCGAAGTGGTCTAGCAACACGTCTTGGAACAATCACAGGTTTAAGAACTTCTGCATTTATGCCAGATAACCCAAACCCACCTGTTGCAATTGTTATGCCATCAAGTGTTTCTTATGATGATGTTTTCAAAAGAGGTATGCAAACTTATGTTTTTAATGTCCTTGTCATTGTTGGCAGGGTTGACGAAAGAACTGCGCAATCCAATCTTGATGCCTATGTTTCCAGCACAGGCACTTCAAGCATCAAATTAGCGATTGAGGGAGACAAAACTCTTGGTGGAGTTGTGTTCGATACAAGAGTTACTGAGATGAGAAACTACGGCCAACTGCCTGTTTCTGAGATAGTATATTTAACAGCAGAGTTTACAGTTCTTTGCTACGCAGACTAGGAGTAACAACAAATGGCAAAATTTGCTGCAACAGACTATTTTGTTTCAATCAATGGTTCAGATTTTTCAACAAATCTTAACTCCGTTGAATTGTCACAAGAGGCTGACGATTTAGAAACTACCGCTTTCGGTTCTTCTTGGAGAACTAGAATCGGTGGATTAAAACAAGCATCACTAACACTAAACTTTATGCAAGATTTCGGTGCAGGTTCAGTTGATGCAACACTTAACCCATTACTAGGTTCAATTGCAACAGTTGTAATCAAACCTACAAGTGGAACAGTAAATTCAACAAACCCAACTTACACAATGACCGCATTGGTAACTCAATACAGTCCGTTTGCATCATCCGTAGGCGATATTGCGACCCTAAGTGTGACATTTCCGATTTCGGGAACAGTCACCCGCGCAACCGCCTAAAACAAAAAAGGAAACAAATGAAAATCAATCTGCGCGTGAAATACCAAGATGGTATTTCAAAAGAAATAGTTTGTTCAGCAAGAGACTTAGTTGCGTTTGAAGAAAAATACAGCAGGTCAGTAGCAAAACTCGAATCAGAGTTCAAACTTACTGACCTGCTTTTTCTAGCGTGGCATAGTGAAAAAAGAACCAATGCAACGAAAAAAGAATTCGATAATTGGTTAGACGAAGTTGATGAAATTGGTGTAAGCGAGAACGACCCAAAATAAAGCCGCTCGGAGAAAACTCTGAGCATTGGTTTATTGCTTACTTGGCTTGTGAAACAGGAATTGCGCCCTCTTTGCTATTAGCGGAGACTGATCGTATGCTTTTCACAATGGGAATGTATCTGCGCTGGAAAGCATCAGAACAAAACAAGAGGTAATTATGGCTATTGGACTCGAAACTCAAGTTCGTGGCCTACGTGAAACTTTAATCGAATTAAGAAATTTAGATAAAACTCTCTACACTCAATTAAATTCTGATATTAAAAATTCTGCTTTACCTTTTGCTAAAAGCATTGAAAACGCTTTACCTAAAACTGCCCCTTTATCTGATGCAAGTGGAAAATCTGGTTTTGTTCACAATGGAGCAACTGCATTCAAAGTCTCAGAAAACAAAACTTCTGTAAAAACCAGCACTAAAAAACCAAGAGGTAATGAAAAAGTATCTTTATTAAAGGTCATTGTTAAAGGTCGTGGTTTGGCTATTGCTGATATGGCTGGTCGAAAGAAAACAACTGGTCGCTCATCTGGTCGTTCTAAACCATCTTCTCGCAGACCAACTGGTTACAGATTGAATGGTCAAGGCACAGCACTCATAAGAAATTTGAATAAAGTTCACAAGGCTTCACGTTTTGTTTGGCCCGCCGCTTTGAAAAATCAGAATTTGATCGATAATAGTATTGAACGTTCTTTACAAGAAGCCTCAGCGAAAGTAAACAGAAACTTATTGGTGGTTAAGTAATGGCAATTATTGTACCGATTCTCACGCAATTTGATGATAAAGGTATTAAAAAAGCGGTTAGAGAATTTGACAGAGCCAAAGGCGCGTTTGATAAAACAGGCGTTGTTGTTAATTATGCTGCCGATTCTGCAATCAGACTTGGATCAACTCTTACTAGAACTTTAACTCCAGCAATTCTTGCTCTCGGTGCAGCAGCGTATAAAGCAACAAAACTTGCATCCGATATGGCTGAAACACAATCTAAAGTTGGTGTGATTTTTGCCGAGACTGCTAAAGATATTAGAGACTTCGGTAAAGCAGCAGCCAGAAATATTGGTATGTCTGAACAAGAAGCCCTTGATGCCGCTTCAACTTTTGCATTGTTCGCTAAACAAGCAGGTAAATCAGGTCAAGAACTAAATAATTTTTCTAAAGATTTTGTAACATTAGCCGCAGACTTTGCTTCGTTTTACAATACTGAACCTCAAGATGCCATTATTGCAATCGGTGCTGCGCTTCGTGGAGAATCTGAACCAATTAGACGTTTCAATATTTTGCTTGATGAACAAACCATTAAAACAAGGGCATTAAAACTTGGAATCATTGACAACATAAATCAGGCTTTAACTCCTCAACAAAAAGTACTAGCGAGAAGTGCTGAAATTTTTGCTCAATCAGCCGTTGTACAAGGTGACTTTCAAAGAACCTCTGAGGGATTAGCAAACCAGCAAAGAATATTAAAAGCAGAACTAACAAATTTAACAACTGAATTTGGTAGAGCATTTATGCCAATAATGTTGCAAGTTGTTAGTGTTGTAAGAGATCAAGTCATACCAAGACTTCAAGGTTTTACACAAGCGTTTCAAAAATTAAGCCCTGAGACTATAAACACAGTTACAAAATTAGGATTGTTTTTAGTTATCCTTGGTCCTCTTTTAATCGGTATCGGTTATTTAGCAAAAGCACTTTTAACTTTGGCACAAGTATTTAGAATTTTACAAAACAGTATTTTAAGAATCCCCTTAGCAATTGCATTACTCATAGGTTTATTCGCTGCACAATCTGATGCTCAATACAAACTAGCAAAAGAAACTGGCGACACGTGGGGAGCAATAAGCAGATTGATTGTTCTTGGAATTAAGTACCCCTTAATTGCCATAGACAACTTTATCAATGGCATCAAGTTTATGGGTGTCAGTTTAGAATTCATTGGTGACAAAGTTGATAACTTCTTTGATAAACTCACAGGTGGTCCAGGAAAATCATTAGTAAGTTTTGAACAAAGAGTGCAAAACATAAAGTTCTCAAATCTTGCTGGTGGATTAGAAAACATTGTCAATGGTTTTAGTGAATTTAATAAAGAAATTTTTGACGCTGCAAATGAATCTAAGATTATGGCCGCTGAAGCAAAATTGTTGGCAGATCAGGCTGCAACAGTTACAGAAGAATTTGAAGATCAAACAAAAGCAATAGGAAAAAATACTGAGGCTCTTAAAAAATCAAAACAGGCAGCAAAAGAAGCCGCACAAGCAATTGTTGATAATTTAGAAGATTCATTGCGTAAAGCAGAAAGTGCTCTTGATGATGTTAGAGGCAAATTTAATGATTTCAAGGGAGCAGTAGGAAGCACAATTACTGGCATCTTAAACTTTGGTAAAGCAGCAGAATCTGAAAACTTCTTACAAGGATTAGCCAAACAAGCAGAAAACGCTACCGACTTTGCAAACAAAGTTAAACAACTTGTTGTTCTTGGATTAAATGAACGTGGTATCAGACAAGTTCTTGATGCAGGATTTGAAGCAGGTTCACAAATCGCTGATGAAATTATTGCTGGTGGCGCAACAATGGTTCAGCAAGTTAATACTCTTGTTGATTCTATTTTTGGTGTGGCTGAACAAGTTGGTGACTTTGGCGCAGTTGCTTTCTATGACGCTGGTGTTAAACAAGCAGAAGCAATGGTTGATGGAATTAAAACAGAATTAGAACGAGCACGAGCAGAACTTAAATCAATCGTTGAGGGCTTAACC